CGGTCGTCATCGGTAAGGACCGGTGAAGCTGGACCGTCTGGTGTGGCTGCGAGGTAAGCGTTGAGGACCGCATCGACGTAGCGCCAGACGTACTCCTCCTGGCCCTCGCCGCCATCCGTGAAGGTGAAGAAGTCGCCGGTCGTCAGAGCCTCGAAGGCAGCGAGGCGTCCTGGCTCGTCGTTGCGCTCCCCGTCTGCCGTGGGGTGAGATGCCAGGGCGGCACGGATTGCGGCACGCCAGAGTTCGTCGGTGTCGGCCACGCCCCCGTTGGCCTCGTAGACGGCGTCGAAAGCTTCTTCCACCACGCCGACCGTCTCGTCGCTCAGTAGGTGCTCCACCAACTCTTTGTCGGTCTGGGTCTCCTCTTGGCTCATCCGTTTCCGCCTAGCTGGTTGTCGAGGACGCGGTTGATCTCGAAGCGGGCGAGCCGGAGGGCTTCCTCAAGCTCCTTGATCCGTTCGTGCTGGCTCTGGCGAGGACAACTTCGCTGATGACTGGGTGCTTCCAACTGGCCTTCGTCGTCGTATTCACACACCGGACACTTCATCGCGTCTCCTCCTTCTCGTGGGTCACTGTGGGACCGCTTCCAAGCGGGCGTTGATGATGCGCCCCTCCTGCCCTGAGATCGGCATCCCGCCGGTGGGCACCACGACTGCGACGACGCACTCCGTCCTCATCAGATCGGCGTCGAACAGGTAGTCGAACGGCGTGTAGGGAGCGCCCGGCTCGCTTTCGTTCTCGCACGCTTCCCGAATCCCGTCAGCGTTGAATCCGGGCACCTCGATTTCAAGTACCAGCTTGTCGCTCATCTACACATTCCTTTCGATCTCAGATACCAGGGTGGTGTCTATGTCCAGTAGCGAAGGTGAGGAGCGCCATGATTCCCAGGCATCGGTGACTGCCCCGGTCCCGGGAAAGAGGTCGATCAGCTCGTCGTCACGCCGGAGACCGCAGGCCTCGAAGAGCCAGTGACAGACGCGCTCGGGCTTGGCGCCGGTCAGTCCTTTCTTCATCGTGATCGGCTCAGCGAACCAATCGCGCATCACGGGGCTGTCCGGGCTCTGGTTCGGCTCGCCCTTCCGCAGGGGTTTGACGATCACCGGCTCCCATGCGTAGGCCGGGCTGACGTTTCGCTTGAAGGCGGCGAATGGCTTGACCCAGGCGAAGACCCTCACGCTCTCGTCGCAGAGCCAGAGGACTTCGCGAAGTGCCGTTGACGAGGTGTGGAGCAGGTAGCCGTCATAGTCGTTTTCAAGCTGTTGGATCAGCTCGTTGTGCGGTACCTCTCCGGCGAAATCTGGGTGGTGGATGTAGTGCTTGGCCGCCTGTCCGGGGTACGGCGGATCGGAATAACAGAAGCGCATCTACTCCTCCCAGCCCATGTAGTGGAACTGATCGCCAACTGATGGGGCGTCGAGGACTGCGCGGGAATCAGTTCGGAAGCTAGACATGGCTGCGTTCCTCGAAGCAGAATCGACAACGCATACGGGCTGGGTAACGACGCCCGATCATGTCTTCGGGCGGGGCGAGCTTGTGGCCGCACTCCAATTCAAAGGCCGGGACCTTGGAGGCCTCGCCGCCGATGACCACCAGATTCTCGGCGAACTCGTCGACCACTTTGCGAAGCGGGTACCGCCGCTTCCTCGCTGTCAGTTGCGTGCGGTTCACGCGCGCTTCCTCATGTAGTGCTGAAGGGACATGGGGCTCAGGCCACCGCTCTCTGTGAGGTGGCTCGCTCGTAGTTCACGATTCGTTCTCCGATGAACTCGGCGATCTGCGGGACAAGGGCGTTGCCGAGGGCGGCAAGACGGTCCAGTCGATTGGGAACCCCATGAGCCACTCGACCCACCGGGGGCTCAACGGACCACCACTCGGCGCCACCTGTTTGTGCAGCTCTCCCCCCGATCCGCCATGGCTGAAGGGCGCGCTCGTCGGGGTCTTGAAGGTCTCCGCGTGGGCCACCGCGCTTCGCAGGTCGGAGTGACGTTGGCGGCCGCGAGTCTCCTGCGGCGATCCCTTCCGAGGACCACCCGTGCCGTCGCTCTTCGTCGGCGTCGGCCACACCGCGGCGGCGCCCTTCAGAGTCGGATTGCCACGCGGGTAGACCAGGCTCCCGCGAGATCCGTCCGCTGCCACCGGGGTAGGCAACAATCCAAAGGCGGTCTCTCTGGTGAGGGGCGCCGAAGGCTGAAGCCGGCAGGCAGTCCCACTCCGCGTCATACCCGATCTCGGCCAGGTCTCGGAGAACTCGGTCGAGCCCCCGTCCAAGGAGAGCTGAAACGTTCTCCACGACGACCCATCGGGGCTCAAGTTCGCGAACGATTCGGGCGTACTCTGACCAAAGACCCGAGCGCGCTCCGTCCAGCCCTGCTCCCTTTCCGGCGAGGGAGATGTCCTGGCAGGGGAATCCGCCGCAGATGACATCGACGGGCTCGAGCTCGGCGGCTCCGACATCGCAGACATCCTCGAATCGCTCGGCGTCGGGGAAGTGCTGGGCGAGGACGGCTCGACAGTAGGGGTTCTGCTCGACCTGCCAGACGGTCTGCATCCCTGCTCGCTCGAAGCCGAGATCGAAGCCTCCGATGCCCGCGAAGAGTGAGCCGACTCGAAGCTGGCCATTCACGCCGCCGTCCTTTCAGACTCGACCGGGCACCACTGGACTCCGGTGACGATCCCCAGGACGTGGAAAGGTCTCGCGTCGTGCTCGAGAATCGCGTGGCACAGCTCGGTCCTCCAGCCGTTCAACAGGTATGGCAGGAGGTCGAAGGAGCTGTTCAGATCGTCGTAGCGGTTGTGGCAGGAGCGGCAGAGCGCTACGACCCCGTCAGGGCACTCGCAGTGAGCGTAGCGAGAGGCGTAGACATGAGCCGGGTCGATCTTCGCTTCGTGTCTGTCCACCCCGCAGACCAGACATCTAAGGTCGCGGACCTTCTTGCGTTGGGCTGCGCTCGCGTTCACGAGCCCTCCTCGGCTGACCGATGCTCAGGGCATTTACCGCGTCCCGCCAACTCATAGACATCGCACTCGGCGCAAGGACCGAACGTGATCTCCCCACCCGACTCAGCAGCTCGGATCGCATGGCAGATGGTGCAGACTTCCCCGCTCTCCACGGCGCTGTTGCGGGCGTCCACCCAGTTGTGCTCGCACTCCTCCCCACCCGACTCAGCCTCTGTGTCCAGAAATCGCTCCAAGTGGCTGGCTGCTTCGTGGCGGATGCGCGCCCTGGCCCTGGCGCTCGCTCCCATGCTCGGCAAGCGGCAGCCCTTGGCCTCGCGTTCATCCTCTGCCGCCCACTCGCGATAACGTCCTGCCTCAGCCTTCAGCCGCTCCCGTAGTCCCTGCAAGCTGCTCTCTGCTGCCTTGGTTTCGGCTTCGGCGGAGTCGCGTTCTTCACAGGCGTAGGCGCACAGCCCTTCGGCCTCGGCGTGCTTTTCCTCGGCGGCATCAGCCCGTTGCTTCGCTTCACCCAGAGCACGCTCGGCTTTTTCGGCTCGGCTCCGCTGGCGACAAAGCTCCTTGCCGTTGGCGACGGATCGGTCTTCCGCCTCACCCAGAGCACGTAGGTGGTCCTGATAGCGGACCCAGTTCCCGTCCTCATCAGGCTCCAACGATCCGTCGTGATTCTTGAAACCGATCGGATCGTCAAGGGACGTTGCGCAGTACCGCTCGATGGGTTTGTCGTCAGCCATGAGGCTTGTCCTCCTCGGCTGCCTCGATGGCGGCATTGATCGCGATGCGCATGTCGACGCGGTATTCCTCGCGGATCTGTTCGCCAGCTTCGCTCCAGGGAGTCGAGAGTTCGGTTCGTGCCTCGTCCGATTCCCACTCGGCCTTCGCAGCGGTCTCGATGATCTCCGGAGTCAGCAGCCGCTCCTTGAACCCCTCGTACTCCGCCACGGGGATGACCTCGACCTCTTCGGCCGCCACACGTTCGAAGTCGGCGTCCAACCAGTGGTTGTGGAACGAGGTCGCCGATCCGAGACACTCCCCGCACTCAGGACAGATCCAGACCTTCAGGGAGCGGCGCTGTACGGAGTCGGGGGTCATGCGGCGCCCCCGGTACGGAAGTGTGTCGGCCAAGAACCAGACACCGCGCTGCCCACGAGACTGCCCATGAGAGCGCTGCGTATACGGCCTGACGGCCGCCCAGGGCCTTCGGTGGCCGGAGACCTATCGCAGGCGCGGAACGGCCCGCTGTGGAGCGAAGCCAGCGCTGGACGACCTATGCCCCCGATAGGACGGCGATCGACCGTCGATGGCTTGCCCGCGCGGATCACGAACCGACCTGCTCAGAGGATGCACTCGAACGACCGCCACCTTCGACGGTCGGGTCGGCGCTCGTGATGCCGTTGACCAGCTGCCGCCACATGTCGCGCCGCTGCTTCAAGGCTCCCGCCGCGCTCAGGAGGCGAAGGCCGAGCTCGCGGGCGCCGTCCTCATCGAAGTGGACTTCGCCGGTCTCCTCCGGAGACTCGATGCCCAGCGCGACGCAGGTCCCGCCTTCGGCAAGGTCGACCTCGAATCGGAAACCGTCGGCTTGGATCGGCTCAGCCATTAGCGGCCTCCTCGTCGTCCTCCACCCCGTGCAGCGGGGTCGGCTCGTCGAAGAGCTTCTTCAGCCGCTCGCGGGCGAGATCGTCGTCGGTGTGGCCGTAGCGGTCGCGGACCAGCACGCCGTCGTCGGTGTGGCCCAACTGTTTGGCCACATCCGAGGATCCCTCCGCGCCGGCGGCCCGAAACCGCTCCAGCAGATAGGTGGCGCAAAAGTGCCGGAGCTCGTGGAAACGCAGGTCGGGGCGGCCGAAGGCGACGCGGACCGGCGACCAGACGCCGTTGAGCGACCCGGCCGTCAGTGGTCCGAAGTCCTTGTTGCGGAAGACCAGGTCGAACGGCCGTTCCTTGCCGGTCTCGTCGGCCATCGTGATCGGCTTGTAGTGGTCGAGTTGCCGGAGTGCCGCGGCGGCCGGCGGCGGCAGGATGATCGTCCGCGGCTCGCCGTTCTTCGGCAGCGTGCAGCGGCGCTTGTGGATCTGCCGTGCGACCCGTATCTCGCTGCGCCCGAAGTCGACTTCGGACCACTCGAGGCCGAAGATCTCGCCCCCGCGCATCCCCGTGTAGGCGGCGAAGGTGACCAGGTGGTCGACGCCGCGTTCCGGGAAGGCGTCGGCCGCGATCGCGGCGAGCCGTTCGACGTCGGCCACCGACAGGACCTCGAAGGCGGCGCGCCGTTGGGCCCGTCCCTCCCCGGTGATCTTCAGGCCGAGGAACGGGTTGGTCTCGATCAGCCCCTCGTCGCGCGCGTCGCTGAACATCGCGCGCATCGCCCGGGCGGCGCCGGGTTTGCTCTTGGCGAACCGTCGCGCGTCGAGCCGGGTGAACTCGCGGAGGAGCTTGGAGCCCGACTGGTTCTTCAGATGCTTCGCCATGTAGCCGTAGTGCTCGTTGGTCGATGTCTTCGGCCGCGGGTAGTCGGTCAGCCAGCGATCGATGAAGGACTCGACGGTCTCCTTCGACGGTGCGATCCGGGCGAGCTCGTCGATCTTCGCGATGGCGGCGCGGATCGCCTCGTCTTCGTCGGCGAAGGTGCCGACCCAGAAGGTCTTCCCCAGCGCCGGGATGTACGGATTCGCGACGAACTTCCTGCCGCGTGGCTTGACGCCGTAGCGCCGACCGCGACCCTTATCCGACATGAGCAATTCCCTTTCTGTCTGAGCGGTCCATCCAGTTCCGGACCGCCGTCTCCTTATAGACCTTGCGGCGCCCCCGTGTGTCGAATGGGAGGCCGCGTCGCTCGAGGTTTTCGATGTGGCCCATCGAGCAGCGAAGCTCGGCCGCGAGTTGCCGCCGGGTGAGCAGCGGCTCGCGGCCGCCGAAGTCGACGTGGACCACCTGCCCCATCAGTCGTCCTTCGGCTCCGGCTCGATCACGTCGCCGTTCTCGTCGAGATCGACGATCGTCACCTTCTCGGCCAGCACCTTCGCCGCGGCCGGGGTGTGCCCGAAGAGGATCGCGTAGTCGTAGGCCACGCCCTTGATCGAGCGATGCGCGTCCTCCCGCCGGGTGAATGCCTCTCCCCCGTCGTGAGTCAGCCTTCCGTTGCCGTCCTGGTAGTGCCAGACGAACTGGCCGGTCAGCCGCTCGCGCTGCTCAGGTTCGCCGAGGTAGGTCGATGCGTGACCGGAGACCTTCTCCGGGAAGACCACGAACTTCGGCGTGTTCATTGCGACCCCCGCGAAGCGAGTTCGTGACGGCGAAGACGGGCCCGTTCGCAGGTTCGGCACCGTCTAGAGCCGTTCAGTCTCGTGATCAGGTTGTCCCCGGCATAGGCGTGCCCCCTCGGACAATGGGTCTTGGCGCGTTCGCGGGAGCCGTTGACCTGACCGGTGATCCCCTACGAACGTTCTCCCGGTGGCTTACCGGCTCCAAGTGGTCGGGATTGCAACAGTTCCGATTCCGGCAAAGGTGGTCAAGCTCCAGGCCGTCTGGGATCGGCCCGACGAACTCCTCGTAGGCGACACGGTGCGCCAGTTGCTCGTTGTCGCGCAGACGCACACGGCCGTAACCCTGTGACTGCCTGCTTCCTTCAAAGGTCCAGCAATCCCCGTCACCGTTGGTTACGACGCGAGAGATCAGCGCCTCGAAGCGTGGCTCGTTCATCGGAGCACCCCAGCCCTCAGCGCTTCGCACTCGCGCGCCACCAGCGTTTCGATGGCCTCGCGCGCCTCGTTGCCGAGGCCGCTGAGGGCTGCGGCTTCCGCCAGCCTCGTGATCGATTCGAGCCGCCGCGTGTAGTCGCTGTTCGGAGTCAGTATCGCCGTGCGAGTCATCGTGCGTGCTCCTTTCGGATCAGGTCGAGACCGGCTTCCAGGTCGGCGAAGGAGACCACTGCGTCGTGCATCGGGAGCGGCCGGATCTGGACCTTCGTCTCATCGGTCCCCGGCCGCAGCTGGATCGCGCCGATGTCGTAGCCCTCCGGCGTTTCGGCGGGGATCTCGATCCAGGCGTCGGACTTCTTCGTGACCACGGACCGTGGCCGCTCGGGGTGCTCACTCGCCACTGTGTTCCTCCAACTCATCGGGGGTCTGCTTGCGCTTCGCGAACTTCGTCTGCTTGTGGAAGTCGACGTGCTCGGTCAGGACGAACTCCCGGTGCTCGGGATCGCTCGCCGACCATTTGATCGCGCGGAGCAAGATCTCCCAGTCCTTGACCTTCCGCACGTCGGAGACGTGGGCATCGAAGGCGAGGTCGCCGGTGAAGATCGGGCCGTGCTCCTCGACCCAGCCGCGCAGGCCCGACTGCAGGCGGCGGCTCTCCCGTTCGTTGGCGAGCTTCTTGCTGAAGGCGTCGAGCGCATCCTCGGCCGTGGCGACGTCGGGGATCTCCCGTAGGCGCTCGGGGATCGGGCACTCGGTCGGCGACGGGCAGGTCGAGCACCAGGAGCCGTCGCGAGCCGGCCACTCGTCGGTCTGCATCGACCGCTCGAAGGCGAGCAGGTTCCTTTCGAGGGACCGTTTGAACTGGAAGATCTCGGCGCGCGACCAGTCGGCTTCGCGTTTGACGATGCCGCCCTCCTCGGTCCGGTAGCGCGGGTACTCCTCGTAGAACCAGACGTGGTTGAGACCCGTTCCCATCTGGGCGCCGGTCTCGGCGTGGTGGCCGAACATCATGAGCAGGGCGTACAGCTGACCCTGGAAGACGCGCCGCATCTCGTCCGGCTTTTTGATCGCGAGGGACGTTTTGTTGTCGCGCAGGTAGAGGGTTTCGCCCTGGGCTTCGGCGAGGTCGATCGTCCCGGTGACCGTCCAGCCGCAGAGCTCGATCTGCATCGGGATCTCGCAGCCGAGGAAGGCCTCGGGATCGAAGAGGAAGGCCTCTGCCCAGTTCCAGGCGCAGAGACGGACGACGTCCTGCTCGGCCGTCGACAGCACCCACTCGGGGTGCTCGGCCATGAGGTCGTCGGCGAGCGAGGTCGCCATGTCGCCGGGCAGCGTCGTCTCGCCGTTATCGATCAGCATCTCGATACCGCGCTCGACGACGAGGTGCAGGACCGTGCCGCGGGTCATCGCATGGGTCTGGCGGTCGGGGTACTTCATCGACAGCCACGCCGCGTGCGGGCACTTGTCGTGCTGGGAGAGCAGCGTCTGCCGCAGGGTCTCGGGGACGGTGACGGTCACAGCTTTTCCCGCGCCTCTTCGAGGAAGAGCGACTCGAAGGCGTCCGCGCGGGCTTCAGCCTCATACCGTCCCTGCCGCTCCCGCTCGGCCTCACGCATTTCCCGGTCGCCCCAGAGGAAGAGCACGGCGACGATCAGCGCGATGACGATGACGACGGCGGGACTCACTGGAGCTCCTCCAGGCTGGAGACCAGCAGCTCGAGGCTCTCGATCGAGGGCCGGGCGCTCGCCAGCTGCCGTTTGAAGGCTGCGGGCGGAAGCGTCTTCGCCGGGACCGTCTTCGCCAGTTCTTCCGCCCGCGCGACGAGCGCCAGTGCCTCGCCGGTGTCGAGTGGCGGATCCTCGGCTGGAGCGTCCGGCTCGGCGAGCGCGCCCTCCTCGGCCTCCACGTCGCCGGCGGCGTCCTCCGAGTCGCCGTGGTCGAGCACATCGCCGAAGTTCTTCACGCCGAAGTTCTCCAACCAGCCTTCGTAGCGGTCGCGCAGGTGTTTCATCCCCGCGCCGGTGATCAGAGTCGACTTGCCCTGCTTCGTCGTGTACTGCGAGTCGATCGCGACGGAGGGGATCGCGTAGAGCGAGACGCCGACGCCGAATTTGACGGCCGCCCGTTTGAAGGAATCGGACCGCAGCCCTTTCGCGTTGTTCGCGTAGCCGGTGCCGATGTCGATGCGCGAGATCCCATCGACGGTCAACTTGCAGAGCAGGCCGCCGGGAACCGTCTCGTACTCGTCGAACCAGAGATGCGGGACCACGAGGTTCAGACGCTCGATGACGAGCCGGGCGTCGATGAAGGCGGCGACGGTGTTGCCGCCGACGATCTTGAACTTCACGGCGCTGCGGGCGAAGGGACGGCGAAGGTGCGGCGCCGCATCCCTGTAGGAGTCGACCGGGAATGTCGCCTGGTCGGCAGTCAGCTGATCGGTCATGCGGCCTCCTCGGTGTCCCATCCAAGGGCATCAATCTCGTCTGCGGACAGCCCTAGAGCCTCAGATATCTGTCTAGCGCGACTCGGCGAGGGTCGCAGGCCGCGACGGTAGTTGGAGACCTGAGATTCGGTGGCGTCAATCGCATGAGCAAGCGCTTTGCCGGTCATTTTCCGGCCCTGCAGAATGGCGCTCAGGTCTGTCTGGTGGTTGGCGGTCATGCGACACACGCAGTAAAACACACCCGGTGGACATTCGCAAACACATGTGAATCGGAGTACGTTTCCCCTAGGCCAGATGCAGCACAACCTGCACGAGGCGTCGCACCTCGTGTTTCCCCTATCCCCAATGCGACACCGGAGAAGCCATGAAGAGCACGCAGCCGTTCGCGGAGACGTTCGAGAGGCTCCGCGAGTTGCAGGGCATCAGCCAACGTGAGGTAGCTAGACGCGCCGCCAACCACGGAGCACCGGGATTCCCAACGTTGAACCGGGTCTTCCGAGGCGAGACGCGACCCCTCCCGGTCCACCTAAAGGCAGTCGCCGCAGCCCTCGGCGTTGCCCCGGAGACCTTCGCCGAGTACCGGCTATGGCAGGTCGTCCACGCCTTCGACATCGTCGGCGACGAGCGGCGGCAACTCGAGCCGATCACCTTCAAGCAGGCGATGCACAACCTCGCCCGCTACGAAGAGGTCATGGGGAAGGCGACGGACACACGAGCCGAAGATCCGCATGACCCGGCTGAGGTCGCCGCGGCGCTGGCAGATCCCCGAGGCGCTGATGCAGCGACAGGCGAGCGTTCCTGAGCTCTGCTGTCTCGGCGCCCGGGTCGCTTTCGTGGAGCGCGCAGAGAGCGAAGTAGGCGGCTGCCTGCAGATGGCCGAGCGACATGATCGAGACTCCTTTGTCCGGTGGCCGCAGCAATCCTGAACGTCAGATGAGACTCGATCCATAGAACAAGCGCTTACTTAGAAATCCCTGCGTTAGTAGTCAGGAGAGGGACTTCTTCAGCAGCACCCGGTTGGCCGCCGCGACGATGCGCTCGTACTGGGCTTTCGATATCCGCCCCGCCTCGAGCGCCTGTTTCGCCCGGGCCTTGGCGTCGGCGGCGTGCTGCGCGTCGGGGATCGGATAGGACCGTCCTGGTCCGGCGAACTGCGACGGCTTCAGCTTGCTCCGAGCCGCCGCAGTCAGCCTGGTCATCAGGCCGCGTCCTCGGCCTCTGCCATCGCCGCCTCGGCCTCTTTGCGGGTCCCGTAGGCCTTCGAGGTCGTGACGACTTCGGCGGGTGCTTCGGGGTCCTGGGAAAGGGTGACGTAGACGAAGGTGCCGTCTGCGTTCTCTCGGACCTCGAGCACTGGTTTGTCGGTTTTCTTGGACACCTTGTTACCTCCTGTCGTTTGGGGCTAGCCGCGGATCTCGTCGACTACCGCGGATACGGCGGCCGGGACGAAGGCGATCGCCACGCCGACCAGCGCGGAGACGACCGAGGAGACGCCCGCCTGCGTGAGGAACCCGTAGACGACGCCGGCGCCGCCGATCCCGGTGATGGTCTCGGTCGGGCGAGTTACCACTGCGTCTTTGACCTTGCTCATGCTCGTCTCCTTCAGGCTGGGTAGAGGGGGCGGACGACCATCGAGAGCTCCGAGAGCGGCCGGGTCGCAGAGCCGAGGGTCTTCGGGAAGACTCCGCCGCCGTTCGACTGCGAGCCGCCTTCGCTCGACGTGTTGCCACCAATGTCTTCCTCGTTGCCGATGTAGAGCTCGCCGTGGTCGCTCGGCGAGTCGGGGCCGTCGAACTTCCAGATCGTCAGGTCGCCCGGTCGACGATCGGAGTAGCTGACCTCGACGAAGCCGTTGGTGTGGGCGCGCGCCGATTCTTCGATCGCCACCGAGTAGGCGCAGTTGCCACTGATCTGCGCGCCCGCCCATTTCAGCCAGAAGCAGGCGAAGCAGAGGCACCAGTAGCAGGGACCGAGCCCCCACTCGCGCTCGAAGGCGCTGACGCCGACGGTGACCTTCTTGCCGAGGACGGTGACCGCCCGGTCGGGGCCGCTGTTCGATCCGGCCGGGTTCTCGGTGATCCCGATGCACGCCCGGGCGCCCGCGACCGCCGCGGCCGGACCCTCCGTCTGCGCCTTCCGGATCTTGGCGAGCTGCTTGCGTCGCCGACCTTCCCGACGGTGCTCGGCGCCGCTCCGCTGCTCCGGGCCGCGGATCAGCTTCTGCGTCGCCTCGGTGACCGTGTGCTGCTCCTGGATCGGCTTGCGGTGAGCGGCACCCAGGCCGATCGCCCAGCTGTAGAAGCGCGCGGCATGGACCGTCTGCGGGCCGAACTTGCCGTCGACCGTGAGCGGCAGCCAGTCGATCTTGTAGTGCGCGAGACCCGTCTTCAGCGCCATCTGTAGAGCGTGCACGTCGGGCCCGTGCATCAGGGGGCTGACGAGGTGTAGGCCGCGGTGGACCTCTTTCGACGTGTGGGTCCGCTTCGGGGCGGCCGCTTTCTTGGGGGTCGTCATGGCCCGAAGTGTCTGCTCTGGACCGGACAGAAAGAGCGCGTCAGGGACCTTCGTGGTACTGCGCCGCGCAGTTGACGATCACGGCGCTCGTCGCCTCGGCGCCGGGGTGTTCTGAGAATCGTGCCCGTGCGGCGACCTTCGAGCCGATCGCTTCGGACTTCCGCTCGATCTCATGGGTCATGGCGGTGATCAGGACTTCCCTCGCCGGGGGTTTCGCCCGCGCACCGACGACCTCCCGGAGAGTGCGGAAGAAGGCGCGGTCGTGTTCGAGATTTTCGACTTCGCCGACCACTTCCGGGTTGCGCCGTTCGCAGGCAGAGACCTGGTCCTCGCGGAGCGCCGTGGAGAAGCCGCCGACCAGCAGGGCGATGACGGCGACGGCGAGGAAGCTCAGCGCCGGGAGCACCCAGCGGTGCTCGTTCAGCCAGTCGTTGACGCCGGTGGGCGCAAGCACGGCGAGTCCGGCGATCGCGATCAGCCCGAGGACCAGGACCAGCGCCCAGAGCGGCATCAGTGGACCCTCGCGGCGATGTAGGTCACGTAGGTATCGAGAGCGAGAACGGCCAGCCACATGAGCGCCGGGACTTTCATCCACAGCCCCCACACGTAGGTCAGCGGACCTGGTTCGCGCCTCAGCGTAAACACGGCTTCCACCTACCCCACCACCGGAATTCGAGGTAGCCGTGATCCCGATTCCACTCGTCGGACTCGAGGTCCCCGGTCGGCTCGACCTGGTGCTTCTGCGGCGGCTGGTCGGGTGGCTCGCGGCGAGGCTCCGACTGCGCGACCCAGAAGCCGGCCAACGCGGTGATGAGCGCGCCGCTCAGCGTCCCGAGGACCGGTACCGCGACCGGATCCACCGGCAGCCCACGGGCCGTGTCGATGACGATCGTCAGCAGCATCGCCATGAAGGAGAGGACGAGCATCACGGCCAGCAATCGGGGGATCAGATCTCTCAAGCGATTTTGCTCCATTCACTTCCCGCACTCTGCCAGCGCGGCCAGATGTTTCCCGTGGACCCGACACTCAGACCAGCCTCCGCGCGGCGAGGATCCGGGCGATGGCGCCTTCGGTCTCGGGGGTGAGCAGCTGCGTTTCGGGGCCGAGGATTTCGGCGACCGGGACTTCGCCGAGCGATACCGGATGCCCGGCCGCGGCGGCCGAGGAGGCAGCTGGTCCTTCCACGGTCGATTCGCCACCGGCACCACTACCGACGAAGCCGCCCGTCGGGACCGACCCCACGCTCGAGCCCGGCAACTGACCGGCCTTGACTTTGATCTTGCCGCCCTTGTAGTTCGGCCGCACGATTCCCTGCAGGCCGGCGCCCTGCGCCTCTTCGAGCACGCTGGATTCTGCGACTTCGTCGGACCAGTTGCCGGAGATCATCGCGCCGTCGCCTTTGTAGATGCCGACGTGTTCGGCACGGCCGCCCTGCGGGCCGAAGACGACGAGGTCCCCCGGCTTCAGCTTGCTCAGGTCGGTGCCGATGTTCGTGCCGTCCTTCCAGTTCAGGTAGGAGCCGGCGTAGGGGGCGTCTTCGGGGATCGAGAGTCCCTGTCGGAGCATCGCCGCGCCGGCGAACTCCGCGCACCAGGGATCTTCCGGGCCGTGCGTGATCTGTGCCCAGTGCAGCTGCCGCGCCGAGCCCTGCTGCGTCCCGACTGCCGACTGCGCCCAGTCGACGGCGCCCTTGCCGTCGGCGCGGATGTAGACGTACTGGCCGTTGCCGCCCGCGACGTCACCGTTCCACGGGACCGGGTTGATCCCGGCCTTGACCGCGACGCGCTGCGCCATCCGCAGGTTGATGAGCGCTTCATGATCGGGCTTGCCCCAGTTGCCCGAGAACGCCGTCTGCGCGCCTTCTTCGCGCCGGGGCTGGTTCTCGGTCGCGGGCGCCGGGTGCTCGAACTCGTTCTGGAAGATTTCGGCCGCCTGCTCAGGTGACGTGGCGTGATTCAGCGCGGCGATCGTCTCGGGGCTGACGTGTTCGAGGAGGAAGGCCGTCTGCGTCTTCGGGTCGCGCCAGTCCTGATCCCTGGCGGCCGCGAAGCGTTCGAGGTCCGACAGCGAGTTCGGATGTGCAGTGAATCCCCAGAGACCGCCGTTGTGCGTACCCGCTTCCTTGGCTTCAGGATCGAGGCTCGACTCCTGCACGGCGTTGCCGATGACACCGGAGGCACCGACGCGATCGAGGCCGTGGCTTACGAGATAGCGGCCGACGCGGTCTTCCACCGAGTTGCCACCGGAGGCGGCGACCGCAGCGTGGGCAGCGACCAGATTGGCGAGTACCCGGCGCCCCTCGGGCGTCGAGATGATCCCGTGCTTGCTGATCTTCAGGTGGCCTTCCTTCGCCGCCTTCGCGAGCTGCGCCGCCGTCACTTTGCCGAGCGTCTTGCGACCCAGCGGATCGGCCGGGTTCTTCTTGGCGGCGCCGGTCCGCTGCGACACATCGACAGCCCGGCCGCCTTCCGGCTTCGGTGCCGCGATCTTCGGCGCCTGAGTACCGCTGACCAGGTGACCCAGCGCCGAGCCGACGACTTTCGCGAGCGTCTCCTCAGAGGCTTGCGTAGACGCGCTCGCGGGCTGCGGGGCCGTCCGAGGCTCTACCCCCAGGTTCAGGGCGGCGCGGGCCGTCTGCGTTACCGAGTGGCCGGGCTGCAGGATCGGCGCCGTCAGGCTCTCGAGGGCGCCGAGGATGTCGCCGACGTGATGACGCGGCGGCGCGGAGACCTGCGGGACGCCGCCGAGTTCGACGCCGCTCGGCGTGACCGTCCGGCCGGGCGTGGCGGGACGGCCGCCCTCTTCCGCAACCGGAAGTCCGGTGTGCCGGTTGACGGTGACGCGGGTCGGCTTGAGGCGTCGACCCTGTTCGCGGCCGGGGTTGAACCCTCCGGTGCGGACCGCCATCAGCGAGCCTCCGCGAATGTACGAGTTGGCAGTTTGGTGGAAGCGGTTTTATGCTCCCGACCATGAAGAAGATTCTTGTGCCGCTCGAATACGTTCTGATGGTCCTCGCGCTGACCGCAGTCTGGGGCGCCTTCACCGCCCTCGGCGTGATGTGGCTCGGCGGTGGCCACGGAGTTCTGGCGCTCGGTCAGAACGTCGGCGGCCGCGGCGCGGCCTGGGTGCTGATCATCGTGTTCGCCTACGCCTGGGCGATGACGGTGTTCGTAGGCCTGCTCATGGGCCCGCGGAAGTTGATGGCCGAGTTCCGCGGCGAGCTCGCGCAGTTCTCCCACTAGCCGGCTCACCGATCAGCCCACGATTCCGCGAAGGACGATCCGGCGTTCTCTTCGCCGCGGTTCGCCCAGCTTTCGCCGAAGGACGAGCCGCCGCCGAATCCGCCTTCGCCGGCGCCGTCTGATTTTTCGACCGTGATCGTTTCCTTCGGCGTCCGCTCCCACTGGACGGAGCTCGCGGGGACTTCGTGCGGGTGGCTGACGTGCGGGTGGAAGGTCAGAGAGGTCCCTTCCTGTTCGAAGATCTCGTTCGCACCGGGGATGAAGCTGCTGACCATCCCGAGTCCGGCCGCGACGATGCGGTTGCCTTCGCCTTCGATCTTGTCGCCGCTGAACGTTTCGCCGCGGAGGCCTTCGAGCGGCCCCTGAACCTGGCCGGCGACCGCGCTCGACAGCGCTTCGGCCGGTTCGCTGGCGTAGCCGAAGCTGCTGTACTGCGAGGTCGGCAGGATGCCGCCGCCCGACAGCGGGATCGCGCCCTGTCGATAGCTCGGGAGCGGATCTTTGCCGAACTTCTCGAGGCCGTAGCGTTCCCGTTCTTCTTTCGTCGCCGTGGCTGCGGCGGCGAGGAAGGCCGTCTGGATCGAGCGGTGCGCCGGCATCGTGACGTAGACGTATTTGTAGGCCGAGCGCATCCACGTCCAGAAGGGCACGACGTTCGACCAGAGCCGCCGCGCCTGTGGGCTCAGCTGCGAGTAGTTGCCGAGGGTCTGCTCGAGGCTCTTCTGCAGTTTGATCCGGGTCGCCGGGTCGTCGACACCTTTCGCCCACTCGCCGATCGCCTGCTCGCTCAGTTTCACCGATGCCAGCCATGACCCCTGCGTCGCGCGGATGTCCTCGCGCACCTGTTTGCCGAGCAGGCCGAGCTCCGGCAGCCGCTCGGAGATCAGCGCGTTCGTGGCGAAAGCGAACTGCGTGTACCGCCGGAGCGCCGCCGGTAGCGCGCGGACCAGGTTGCGCGCCGCGCCGCCGCGGGGGTCGTGGTACCACTCGGCCGACTGCCTCACCGCGTCGGCGAGTTTGCCGCCGCCGGTGACGACGTTCTGGATCGACCTGTGCGGCGCGATCTTGTCGACCGAGCCGTAGTGCGCTTCGGCGAGGATCTGTGCCTGCCGCTCCGGCGTCAGCGCGTTCTTGCCCTTGACGCCGGCGAGGATGTTCAGCGGGTTCGCGCCGCCACCCATGATCGTCCGCATCCAGTTGTCGAAGCCATTGCCGATGTAGAAGCTGACCGAGAACGGCAGCACGGCCCGTTTGAACAGGTGCGTCGCCATCTGGGCCGCACGAAGTCCCTCGCTGGATCCCTGCGCATCGTCGCGGAGGACCTGCCCCACTTTCTGCGGGAAGAAGACGATGTCGGTCGCGGGCGCGTCGTCGGGACCACTCAGAGCCGAGGTGTCGTCGATCGCTTTCGCCAGCACATTTCCCGCCTGCTCGCCCGCGTCGACCGCCGTGTCCTGGCCGATCAGTTCCTCGGCACCGCTCGGGCGCTGCTCGGCGAGGGCACCCTCCATCTCGTCTTTCGTGGCGGCGAAGGGGTGACGCGGGACGGCCATCAGACGGGTCCCCTCGGGCAGCCCGAAGTGCGTCGGGTCTTCGATGACGCGCCGCGCCTGCGCCATCGTGTCGATCCCGGGGATCTTGACCTCGAACTGCTTGACCGCTCGGTTCCAGGCGTGGGCGCGGTCGACGAGTCCCTGCGCGCGCTTGATCGTCCGCACCAGCGCGTCGAGACCGCTGACCTGTTTCCCCTGCAGGACCGAGTCGCCGGTGCGGGCGCCCTTCTCCAGGCTCGAGCCACCGAAGCTCGGCTGGTAGTGGTCGCCGGGACTGGGCGGCCGGTGGGTCATGAAGCCGGGGAGGTCGACGCCGCGTTCGGCCATCTCTTTGTGGACGTCCTCGCGGCTCAGCGGGTAGCCGTGTTCGTCGAGCAGCCGTTCGCCGTTCCTGCGGTGCTGTTTCAGATGGGCTTCGAGCGGCTCCAGGCGCCGCTTGCCCTCTTTCGCGAGCGCCCGGGTCTCCTGCGTCAGTGCGGCCTGCGTATGCCGGACCTCAGTCTTCGCCGTGGCGATTCGCTTCTTCGCGTCGTCGCGGATCTGGGTTTTCCGCGCGACGACGTCGGGATCGGCGTGCTGGGTGCGGGCTCTGGTCAGGTCGCGCTCCGCCTGCACGAAGCCGGATTCGGCGGTCTTCAGACGGCGTTTCGCATCCCGGTGGGAGCCGACGTATCCGCCCTCGCGGCCGTCCTCATCCTTCGGCGCGAGATGAGCGCGGGCTTCGCGGCGGAAGCTGCGCTTCGTCGTTTTGATCTCGTGTTCGAGGTCCTTGTAGAGCTTGACCGGCTCGCCGAACTTCGCGCCCAGGTGGACACGGGCCCACGGGATCGCCGAGGCCATCTCCGCGCGCTCCGGCGTGATCAGCTTGAGGTCGACCATTTCCTGCAGGACGCCTTTCTGCAGCTCGATGAAGGAGTCGGCGGCCTGAACGACATGCGACGGGTTGGCGCGCTTGATCCCGCGGTCGATCGTCCGCGCGAGTGCCCGGTTCCGTTTGAGCTCCTCGCGGTTCAGGAGGGAATGGCCGTCGCTGTCGGTCGCCTCGGCGGCTTTGTCGATGAGGCCTTTGTATTCGCGCAGGTTGTCGACGAAGGTCTTCGGGTTCTGGCCGATCCGTTCGACCGCGAGGTTGACCACTTCGGCGCTCGCACGGTCGATCCGTTTGCCGCGCCACTTCCGCGGCAGGATTTCCTTGTCGAGCGCCGTCAGGTGTTCTCGGTTGTGGAGGGCGGCTTCGGTCTGTGCATCGGTCGCATGACGCGAGGCGGCCTCCTTTTCCAGGTGACGCGCCCGGTGGCTACCCGGCTCCGGCGCGAGATGGCGATCGCCGGCATCCAGGCGCCGCTGGATCAGCTGCCTGAGCGCATCGGGCGAGTAGTTGCCCTGGGCGACCTTGATCGACGTACCGGGGATCTCGACGTCGGGGCGCTGCGTGATGTCGGCGGCGTGGACCCCGGGCGTCGCGCGCAAGCCCGCGCCGGCCAGACGGCCCGCAGCGTTCGCGGCACCGGAGAGTTCGAGGCCGGAGTAGAGCGGGTGGTCCTCCAGGGCTTCGAGTGCACCAGACGGGCCGTGTTCCACCAGTTGCGGCAGGAGACCCGTTTTGCGCCACTCGTCTAGCAGCTGACCGAGTTCGGCGGTATTTCCGGTGGTTGCAGCGTCAACGCCCGCTTTACCCGTCAGATAGAGCGACGGGATAACGGTCGATGGCAGCGTGATCGCTTCCTTGGCGAGCGGGATCGGCGAGACGATGTTCCCCACGGCGTTGAGTAGCCCGGCGTAGTTTCCACTTCCGGTGAACCCGGCCTCGAGCGCCCCTGGTTTGCGCTGGATGAACGCCGTCGGAACCTGCAACGCGATCGGCGAGACGATCGGATGGCGGATCGGATAGGTGACGCCTTTCGCGCCGACCTTCGCCGCGGTTTTCACGGCCTGCGGAGTGCGATCGGCGAAGGCCCGCGCCGCAGCCTCACCCTTCGCGGCGGTGTCCTTGACAGCCTGCGGGACGGCGTCGGAGGCGGCGTCCTTGACGGCCGCGGTGGCGGCGGCCTTCTTCGCGCTCACCTTGGCGAAGGCATCCTTGACCGCGTTGCTCGTCGCGTCCTCGGCCGCAGCACCGGCGGCATCCTTGGCACCCGCGCCTACGGCGACCTCCGCGCCCTCCTGCGCGGCCTTCGCGCCACCGACAAGATCGCTCCCCACGCCGAGCGTCGCGATGGCGAGGATCGCGTTGGTCAGGTCGGCCGGTTCCTTCAGCGCTTCGTTGCGGCCCCGGGCGCGGAGTTGTTCAACGGCGTCGAGCGTCGGCTTGCCGTAGAGGCCGTGGATGTAGGTGCGCTGGTCGTCGGTGAGCGGCGCGCCGGACTCGTAGGCGTGCGTCGCCGCGATTTCCGGGTTGATCGAGCCTTCGAGACCGAGACCCAGTCCCTTGAGGGCATCCGTCGAGCCGCGGAAGCCGGGGACACCGGGCTGCGCTACGCGGCCTTCGTGTTCGCGCAGGACGGCCGTCGGAATCTGGGTGGCAGACGGGAAGCGTTCTTCTCGGCGCGTGACCGCAGCGGCGTTACGCGGACCCTTCGGGATGCCGGGCTGACTCGCGCGGCCTTCGTGCAGGCGGCGGGTGCGACGGCGGGTGCGGAGCGTCGTCGTCTTGCCGGTGGCGAATTTCGTGAAGTCGGTCGCCACCGCTCAGCCTTCCGAGTTTTCGGACCCGTCCGCCGGCAGCGTGCCGCGGTGCTGCAGTTTCGCGAGCTGTTTCCGCAGCTGTTCGACTGCCTCGACCGCTTCGGAGTAGCTGCCCGCGCCCGCTTCCTTCTTGACGATCTTGACGAATTCTTCCCATTCAGGTGCGGTCTTCGGCGGCTTCAGTTCGTTGCCGGATTTCGTCGCTTCGCCGTGGTGGGAGAGCAGGAACTTGTAGCCGGACAGGGCCACGTCGTACATGCTCTGGACGTTCTTCGAGACTTCGGCCGAGCCGCCGGGGCCGAACGTTTCCTGCGCTTTTTCGCGGTGGCTTTCCTTGACTTCGGCTTCGTGCGCGTGTTCGTTCTTCGCGACTTCCTGGTCGTGTGACCGTTCGCGCCCTGCCTTTTCCTTCAGCGCCTCGGCGCCGCTCGAGCGACCGCTTTCGAGCAGGTTGTCGAAGTCGCTCGCGGTGCCCTGCTGGCGCTGTGCGCGATCTTCCAGCAGCTTCAGCCGCGCTTCCCGCTGGCCTTTGGTCCGTTCTTCGGCCGCGCCCGCGTAGGCGTACGGGAGAGACTCGAGCGCTTCGCCCTGCCGCGAACTCAGCCCGGCGATGGCCTGCTGCAGCGAGTGACCCTGCAGGCCGCTGGCCTTCAGCCCGGCGAGCGCCTGGGCCAGAGACGTCTGGATCGCGGAGGAGGCACCTTTGGCGGCGCCCACCTGCGTTTCGTATTCGCGCTGCGGGATCTGGATCGCTGCCTTGTCGGCGCCGATGACCGGCGCGTACTCGCGGCGGTTCTGGCGAGCGGCGCGTTCGTGCAGGATCTTGCGCAGTCCTGGGCTCAGCTGGACGGTGTGAAGCTGCTTGGTGCCGACTACTGGGACGCGGGCCATCAGCGGCCTCCTTTCTTCCTCTTGACGTTCGCGGCGGTACCCCCGTTGCCGCGGGGACCGTCGCCACCGCCCCCGCCGAGACCACCGACAGGTGCGCTGGGTGCGCCCGCGCCGCTGGGCGTGACGCCCGCGGGGAGCAGCGACGGGTTTTCTTCCGCCCATTTTTTGAACTCGCCCGGGTGTTCTTCCATCGCCTGGTAGATCTCCTCTTCGAGGTAGTTCTGTTTGGCATTGACGCCGGCGAGTTTCGTGCGCTGTTCGGAGCGGCCGAGTTCGAAGTCCTGGCGGCCGAGGTTCCGTTTGGCTTCGCCCCTTTCGCGGCCAAGATCCTGCGCCAGCTGACTGCGGCCGATGCCGAGGTTTTCGGCAAGTTCGGTGCGCTCGCGATCGGATTCCGTGCCGACCTTGCCGCGGGCCGTTCCGATCCTTTCGAGCGCGGTGGTGAGGTCTTCGCCGAGCCGCTGTTCGGACGTGGCGATCGGCGCTTCGGAGATTTGCTGGTTCCGGGCCCGCGCAGCAGCCGCCGCGGCGCTCGTGCCCTGGTCGAGCGTGCCGGAAGCGTTCTGCGATTCGGACTGACGCTGGGCGAGTTCGCCGAACTGGCGCCCGATTTCCTTCCGCCTCGTCGCGAAGTCTTCGAACTGGCGACCGGCATTTTTGCGGGTGTCGGATTCTTCGTTGCCGAGCTTTTCGGTATCGCCCTGCTCTTCGCGGCCGATCTTTTCGCCACCGCGCTTTTCTTCGAAGCCGAATTTCTGCCGTTCGCGTTTGCCGGTGGTGGCGAGTTTGCCCAGCGCCGTATGGAAGTCCGACGTGTCGAAGTGCTGCTGGGTCTTGATGTCTTCGAGGTTCTGTTCTTCTTTCAGCCCTGCTTCGCGCTGCTTGGCGGCGAGCGACGGGTCGAAGGTGAACGCAGGAGGACTGGTCGAAGCCGGGGACGCGGCACCCGGAGTCGCCGAGGGGATCTTCCCAGGCGCAGTCGTCCCACCGTTCGGCACCTTCGGCCTGAACGGCCTTCCTAGGCTGACGGCGGAGGCCATCAGGCGAAGGCCACCCAGGAGAAGGGAAACGAGCCGGTGGTGGTGCCAAGTGCGTCGAAGCCACCGCAGAGGAAGGTTTCGTCGTTCTCTTCCGAGTAGCCGAACGAGACCGGCGCCGAGGCGCAGGAGCCGAAGATCTCCGCCGGCGTGGTGCCCAGCCTGTGGGTGACGAGGACGTTGGCCGAAGCATCGCTCGCCGTGAAGACGAAGATGCCGCTGCCCCTCGTCATGTTCTTGAACGGCAGCGAAGGCGGCGGCACGACACCGGGTTTTTCGATCACCTGTTCGATGAACTTCTGCAGGGCCGCTTTGTCTGAGATTTCGTCGAACAGGCTCATGGGCTCGGGTTCGGGACCATCAGGTAGGTGAGGGTCGTGTCGGCAGGCCAGAGCGTGGCGCCGCCGGTGGATTTGACGCGGATCTTCAGGGTGTGCGAACCCGCGGCGAGCGGCACGACGAAACTCTGGCCTACGCAACTCTGGACGCTGTCCGCGTTCGGGGTCGACCATGAGAGCAACTCCTGCACTGCTGCGGGCGTCTGTTTGGTCCCGTCCACCGACAACCACCCGAAGGCCGAGTTGACGCCACCGTTGGCCGACAGGAGTTCCAGGTTCAGGACGATGTCGACCTTGACCAGTGACGCGATTTCCGGCGCCAGCGAGACCGTCGTCCCGGGCACGTCGCCCTCGGTCGACGTCACCGGCAGACCCGAGGAGCCGGAGGCCGAGACGCTGCCCATCTGGATCAGCCGATTCAGGCCGGCCTGCACGTTGTCGAATTCGGTCTCGAAGTCGTCGGCGAGGATGTCTTCGCCTTCTTTGAATTCACGTAGTCGGTCGAACCAGCTCATCGTCTGATCGCCTCGCTCGGTCGGGTGGTCATGGTCAGGGAGCGGATTGCCGCCGTCGAAGTCGCGCCGACACTGCGGATCCGGAACCGGACGTGCCGGAATTTCCTGTTCACGGCGAGTCGACCCGGATCACGGCCGTCGCTCGGTCCCAGTTCGCCGATCGGCGTCCAGGCGCCCGCAGAACCCCCGAATTCGACCGCGCCGAATTTCGTGCCGGGACCAAAGGTCGGCCCGGTCGGTTTGGCGGTGCCGTCGTTGTAGGCGACCTGCAGCTTCGGGGCCTCGGACCCTTCGAAGAGTTCGTAGAGGAGCTCGAGCGAGCGAACGGCGTTGACGGTGCCTCCGCCGGTCGCATAGGCGCGGGTCACCAGTTCCAGGGTCTGCGCGGTGTCGTCGCCGTCCTTCTCGTTCGCGCGCTCGGGTTCGAAGTAGCCGGTGCAGTCGAGCAGCCGGGACGGTTCACTCGTCTGGGTGCCGAGCAGGCGCGGTAGCTGGGGGTCGCGCGCGGCGCGGCGCGTGTAGCAGGAGACGTTTCCGCCGTCGCCTTCCAGCCTGCACCAGGGATAGATCCTCTGGCCGCGGTCGGTCGTCGGGCGATCGAGGCGGCAGACGCGGACAGTTTTCACCCGGTTCGCGCCGGCGAGCAGGAACGGCACGAAGTAGTGGCTGTCGAAGACCTCGGCGCCGCCGATCCTGTAGCCGTCACGGAGCAGTTGACGGAAGACGCGACCGATCGGCTTCGAGATCCTCTGCGGCAGGCTGATGCCGTCCATGAGGTAGACGCCGTCGCCCGCGGGGATGACGAGGCTCTGACCGTAGGAGGCGATTCCCGCGGCGCCGGCGAGGACGATGTCGCCGGTGAGCAGTGCCAGCTTGTGCTGCGAGGTCCCGTTCAGGTCGGTGATCTCGAGGGCGAGTCCTTCCAGGGTCCAGACGCCCCCGGTGGTGAATACCAGGCAGACCGACCCGACGGTCGCCAGGCCGGTGATTTCGACTCCCTCGGGCACTTCGTGTTCGTTCACCGTGCCGACCGAGTCGACGAAGCTGTGCGGGTTGTTGACGGCGGTGAACTTGATCTTGCGGCCGCGGGCGAAGACGAAGCGATTCGCGCACTGACAGACGTACTCGAACTGTTCGTAGGGGTCGGTTTTCGAGTCGGCCTTGTAGATCGGATTGAGCGCGTACGTCTTGCTCGATTCGGTCGTGCCTTCGTAGGGATCGCGGAGGGTCAGCGACGTGGTCGAGTTGACGGTTTCGACGACATAGACGCGACCGCTTCCGGCTTCTGGTCGGAAGAGCATCCCCGCGTCGACCAGCGTGTTCCAGGTCGTCCCGGAGCCGGTGACGGTCTTCGAGCCGTTGGTCACGGTGACGGTGCCCGTCGAGTAGACGGCGGTCTTGCGCGACCCGCCGTACAGCCAGCCGCCGCCGATGTACAGGATGTCCGCGAGGACCGCGGACTGTTTCGGGTACGGCAGCCCTTCGCCGCCGAGGTTGGCGATCGTCGAGTCGTCGGCCGACAACACGCCGAAGTCGGCGGAGTTCGCGACGAGCGTCCGTGCGCCGGGGAGCAGGAAGCCGTCCCAGCACCACGTCTGCCCCGCCGTGCCGAAGCCCGCGCCACTCAGGTACTCCACGCCGCCTCGCAGGTACGGGTTGCCGTCTTCATCGAGCAGCAGATTGGTCATCCCGAAGGCTCCCTGTTCGGAGATGAGCTCGGGGACGACGTCGCGGACTTCGCCCTCGGACCAGTCCGCCTGCGTCTCGCGGGTCTGGATGCTGCTCATCGTGGCGCCGTCCAACCGACGACGGGGATCTGGAAGATGCCGTTGCCGGAGCCGCGTTCGTTGTCATAGGAGCGCAGTTCCGAGGCGATCGAGTCAGCTTTTTCCTGATTCCATTTAGCCAGTTCGGGATTGTCCTCGACGTCTTCGAAGAAGACCGCGGCGGCCGCATAGATCAGCCCCTTGTGGAACGGCGGCGGCATCCAGCCCGGTTCGTCATCGGGAGCGATCAGCGAGCCGGGCCGATAGACGTATTCGAGTTCGATCGCCGCGGCGGTGCCCGGCGTCGGGTAGAGCATCAGCCTGCGATCACCGGAGTCGTCGACCCCGTCGAACCAGACGCCGTTGCCGACCGGCGTGGCGCGGCCCCGTTCGTACTGGCGGACCGAGTCGCGGTCGGAGGCTTCGAACGGCGCGCCGCCTTCGACGCAGATCGAGCGCGGGAGGAGCAGGTCGTCGGGCCAGTCGGTCGCCGGACTCGCGGCCGTCGCCGTCAGCGTGACGAGCTTGCGCGGGTACTGCGAGTGGAGGGCGAAGTCGTCCTGGCCCTGGTTCAGGAGTTCGAGGGCGGTCGTGCCGTCGACATCGAGGCCTTTGGAGGTCTGTAGGCGGTTGGTCAGCTGCTGGACGTTGATGGCGAGACCCCGTTCGGGTCCGCGTATCCCGTCGCTCCTGCGACCAGTTCCCGAAGGCTCTCGACGGCCGACTCTGCGGCCTCGAGCACTGCGGGGCGGTTGTGGGTTTCCTGCTCGACCTTGAGGACGGCTTCTGCCTCCTCGGGGTCGTGCTTCATCAGAGCCTCCTGCAGCGCGCGCAGCTGGTCGCGGAGAGTCGGCTCGAGGTCGTTGACGTCGACCGGCGGTTTGAACTCCCAGAAGCCGCTGGGGCCGTTGAAGCCGAAGAGGTCGTGTTTGCGGAGCCACGCGATGATGAGCGGGTCGTCCGTCCGGTAGATGTTCTGCTGGAACTGGATCTTCCAGGGCGACGAGTCGTACTCGAGCGGTTTATCGCCGTCGAGCATCCGTTTCTCGTTGGCGGCCTCCATGCTGGCGCGCCATTCGTCTTCGGTCTGGACGCGCCATTCGCCGTTGAGGTCGGCGACTTTCCGGGTCTTGCGGCGGGTGAGCACCTGGTTCTCCGAGCGCGCCATGAAGGTGACCTGCTCGGTCACGGGCGCGGTCTCGGTCTCCGGGGGGGTGAGGGTGTCGGTGCTCATGGTGTGGGCCTCCTGGCTCAACGTGGGTCGGGTGAATCGGAGGGGGCGGCGATCTGGCCGCCCCCTCCCTACTGCTCGGCTCAGCCGGTGATCCCGGTGGCGACGCCGCCGGTCTTGATCAGCGGGAACTGGAAGCCGCCCTCCGTCAGGATCTCGTCCTTCTGACCGTCGCGGTCGTTCTCCTGACGGTTGGTCAGGACGCTCGTGTCGCGGCTGCCGAAGGGGCCGCCGCCGAGCACGCGCCACGCCGGCGCGCCCCGTTTGAAGTCGACGGCGATCATGTAGCCACCCCAGGTGGCGCCTTCGAGCAGCGGGTGCTGCACGAAGTTGATGATCGACCCGCCGGCCCCGCGGTAGCGGTTGATCGACAGACCGTAGGTCGTGTCGGCGTCGGACTGGACGAGCTCCAGCTTGCCCACGCCGTAGTTGTTGACGACTTCGAGCGCCAGCGGCGAGGCGAAGACCGTCTTTTCGCTGCCGTGGACGGTCAGCGAGCGGACCCAGGAGCCGAACTCCGACTCGGTCATGGTGCCGCCCATGTCCTGGTTGTTGGCCGTGTACATCGACAGGAGGCCTGCCGTGGTCCGGATCGGTTTCCCGTTCGGGCCGGTGATCTTGCCCTTGTGGCCGAAGAGCGCGGCGGTCTCGATCGAGATCATGTGTTCCCGCATCGCCTCCTGATGCTGGAAGACCCAGTCGTGCGGGCTCGTCTGATTTTCGGACGACCCTGCCGTTCCGGACTCCTCGATCGAGGTCCGGAAGATCTGGGTGTTGTTCGAGATTTTCGTCGGGTTGGCGCTCACGCCTTCAAACGAGAGCGCGCCCTCTTCCGCGACGCGGGCGATGATGAAGAGCGGCTCGTGTTCGTTGAGAGCCGCCGCCGTGGTGCCCGCGGCACCGCGTTCGAATTTGACGGTGCTCGAGCCTTTCTTTTCCTTCACGCGCAGGATCTCGCCCGTGCGAGGCACGGCGACCAGCTGGTTCAGGAAGTAGATTTCTTCCGTCACCACGACCAGTTCTTCCGTGGTCGTGGTGGGGTAGCCGCTGGAGTGGTTGATCGCGTCGAAGCGCGCCGCTTTTTCCGACTCGACCCAGCTGAATTCCGGGTCGCCGACGGGGCGCTTGTTGAGCCTGCTCGTGATGACGGTGAACGGCGTCGCCACCGGGTCGAGCTTGACGATTTCTTTGTCGATCGCGATCGCTCGCTGGACCGACCCGATGTTTTCGGTCTGTCGCTGTCCTGAGATGACAGTCATGGTGTGGTTCTCCTAAGGGGTACGGCCCCGGGTACTCAGCCGAAGTAGCTGGGCTGCCTCTGCTGTTTTCCGAAGACCTGTGATCTGTAGTCGTCCTCGAAGGAGGAACCGCCCGTCTGGGACTGGCCCGCGTTCGTCTCGAGTACTGCGCCGCCCACTTCCGCGGGCGCAACTGCTCCGGCGTCGGCCGACTCGGCCTTCACCAGCCTGTACATCTGCTCGACCATTTCTGGGTCGGCGAGTAGCCCCTCCGCGCCCGTCCGGGCTTCGAGGGCACCGATGCGGTCGCTGATGGTCTGCAAGGTCTGCGGCTCCATGATGTCGGGGTGCCGCTGCTGGACGGCTTTCATCTCCGAGGCGGCCTTTTCGGCGCGCGCCTGCTCATCCCGTTGGATAAGCGGCTGGATGCGCTGATCGGCGCGTTCGTCGATAAGCGTCAGGAGCGCCTCCAACTCGCGCTGGCCCTCGGCGCCCTGCTGCTCGACAGGCTGCTGCTGCGGCGCCTGGACGACCGGCTCCTCGGGCTCTTCGTGCGTCAGCGCGGTGAGCAGATCGAGGTCGGGATCCGTCTGCTGGCCGGCTTTCAGCGTCTCGATGTCCTGGCGGATGCCGGTGAGGGCGGCGAGTACCGGATCCTCTGGCGTCTGCTGCTCCGGCGCAACGGCCGGGGTCGTGGGTGCCTGCGGCGCCGGGGTCGTCTGCTCCGGTGCTACCTGCTGGGTCTCGGGCACGTATACCGGCGTCTCGCCGGGTGCGGCCTGACCGGGGGTACCGAACATATTGGCCTCCATCAGGAGCCCTCCTCTCGAGCGCGGATCTCCTGAGCCGCCCTGTCGCCTTCTTGGATCAGTTCCGCTGCCACCGTCGGGATCTGCGCGAGACCGGCCATTTCGCCGATCATCTTTGCGAGCACGCCTTGGTCGCGGTCTCCGGGCTGCCCCATGAGCAGAGCGGCTTTGCCGGTCTGCGCGGCGGCGATGCCACGTCGAAGGTCCACCCAGGCGTCGGTGTCGCACATCTCGCGGACACGGCGGCCGATCTCGACCCACTCGTAAAGCGTCGGACCGGCCGTCTCGGTCGGGCTGACGATTCCTTCTGTCGGGTCCAGGGGGGACACGAGCGGCAGTTTGCCTAGCCCTTCGGACGGCCCCTACGTTTACGCCGCGAGCGCTGCAGTTTCCTGCCGGCGGCCAGGGGATGAGGCCTGAGGGCTGGTTCGCCGCGGAGCATCGCCGCCAGCGCGGCGGTCCGGGCCTTGGCACCTTTGCGGTAGGGCTGCGTCACGGCGCTTCGTACTGGACGATCAGCGTGCCGGTGAAGTTCTTGTTGGTTCCGGAGATCGATTCGATTTCGACGACGAGCATTTCTTCTTCCGTGAACGTGTGGTTCAGTTCGTGCCATTCCACAGCCGCTTTGACGGTGATGCCGGAGAGGAGCGTGGTCGACGTGCCGCCGCTCGTGATCCCGATGAGTTTCGCTTTCACCGTCGTCCCGAGCGTCCCGACCCTGCAGAGGAAGGCGAAGGACTTGACCGTCTGCGTGTTTTCGTTCAGCGGCACGATGGCGGCCGCCTGTTCCCCGGCCGCGATCGTGCCCGGAATGTTGAAGGGAATGCCGATCTGGATCGAGGTCCCGCCCTGCGTGGGTCCGGTCATCGGCGCCGCGACGTGCAGGTTGGAGAAGTCGACCGTTTCGTCCACGGTCCCCGTCACGGCGGCTTTGGCTTCTTCGCCGAAGACGATCCCGCCGATGACGCACTTGGCGCCGTGGAAGGCAGGTTCTTCGAAGATGAAGGCGCCGCTGGTGCAGTTGGCGACTTCGACGCCGGTGATCTGGCAGGAAGTGGCGCCTTCTTTCAGGAGGAAGCCCTTGCGGCCGTCAGTCCCGCCGCCGTAGAAGACCCGGCCACCGTTCCACATCACGCCGCTGGCGGCGAGGAGGACGTGACCGTTGGTCGACCCCTCTGCATCGCAGTTGTTGAAGGCGGCATACCCTTCCACCTGGAAGCCGTATTTCGAGTTGCCGTAGACGTGGCAGTCGGTCCAGTTCGAGATGTTCTGGACGAGGATGTTCGCTTCGGTGCCGTTACCGGCGCCGATCAGGTTCGTGATGACCGAGTCGTGCGGGCCGAGGAAGATGTAGTTGGTCTTCCCCGCTTCTTCGAGGAAGACATTGGAGATGAAGGCCTCCATTTTCGTGTTCGGACTCGTGCGGCTCATCTGCGTCCGCAGGTTCGATGCCTTGCCGTTGAAGATGTAGACGTTGTCGATGAAGAAGGCGAGGCCGTCCAGATCGACGACCGGCGTGGTCATCGTCGTGTTGTTGGCCTTGTTGCCGTCGAAGCCGATGTCGCGGATGCCGAAGCCGATCGAGCCGCCGGTCGTGCTGCCGCCTTCGAAGTTCGAGGTCCGCAGGATCGGGACGTTTTTGCTGCCGCCGAGCTTGATGATCGTGGCTTCTTTGCCCGCTCCCTGCAGGATGACCTTGCTCGGCAGCGTGACCGTCGAGTTGACGACAAACGTGCCGGCCGGCAGCGAGACGATGCCGCCGCCCGCTTCCGTGGCCGCGGTGATCGCCGCCGTCAGCGCGGTGGCGTTGTCGGCAGTCCCGTTCCCGTTGCCACCGTGGGACATGATGTCGAAGACGCCCGAAGCACCCCCCGTGCCGGCTTCGCCTTTTTCCCCTTTTTCGCCTTTTTCGCCCCGTTCACCCTGTAGCCCACGGGGGCCTTCAGGGCCGGCCGACCCCGTCGACCCTTTTTCACCTTTTTCGCCTTTTTCGCCCTGCGAGCCCGTGGATCCGGTGGCGCCTTTTTCGCCTTTTTCGCCGGTCGAGCCGGGCGAACCCGTAGCGCCTTTTTCTCCTTTTTCACCGCGCGGGCCTTCTGGGCCGGTCGAGCCGGTGCCCCCTGCACTCCCGGTGTTCCCGGTGGTTCCCCTTTCCCCCTGTTCGCCGCGTTCTCCCCGGTCGCCCTTGGGACCCTTGGTCTTCCAGGGTTCAGGATCGGTGGCGAACGGGATGAAGCGCTTGGCCTGCCACTTCGCCGGCGAGCCGACTTCGGCCGCGGCGAAGTAGGGGTGGTTTTCGGTCAGGCCGGTGAAGGTGACAGCGCCGGCGGCCACCGTGGCCGTCGACAGCGGAGCGCCCGGGGGGATCCTCGGGAACTCGGAGTAGCCCTGCCCGTCGTAGAGGCCGACGACCGTGCCGTTCGGGAAGAGCGGCAGAACCGGGATCGTGGCTTCGACGGACACAGGGCTACTCCGCGGCGATCAGCCCTCGGCCTTGACCGAGAACTGCAGGTAGGTCCACTGGCCGCCGTCGCCGTTCTCCGCGGCGGCGAGATAGCTGCCGGGCTCGAGGCCATTGACGGCCAGTGAGCCGTCCTTGCCGACCGTCGCCGTCTTCATCGCTTTCGGGAACGGCGCGCGGCCTTCGGCGCGCTCGCTGCCGACATCGGTCACCTTCCAGAACCCGACCTCCGTGCCCGGCGCGAAGCGGGCATTCGAGATGAAGGCCTGGGGGAACTGCGACTCGGCCTTCTTGCGGCTCGTCGCTTTGCGGCTCGATTTCGTTTTCGCCGCCGGTTTGGCTTTCGCTTTGGCCGCCATCCGGATCACGCTCCTTGTGGTTGCGGCGTCATCTGTGACGCCTGTTCCTGTTCGGGCGCTTCGGCCCCCTGTTGTTCGGGCGGCTGGCCGCCTTCAGGCTGTGGGCCACCCGGCGCCGCGCTTTCGGAGTGGGCGTGGGCGGCGTTGGCGATCTGTTCGATCTCCTGCGGGTCGATGCCCGCTTCCCGCATCGCGTGGGCGAAGGATTCGGCGACGCCGCTGGCGACCTCCGCCGGCTGCGGGCCTTTCTTGACCCAGGCCGATTTGTCTTCGATTTCGTGCTGGTCGAGCACGTAGCCGATGTAGGCCTGCGGGTCGACCGACTGCATCACCGGGATCAGGGTCTGGCCGAGTTCCATCGCGTCGTGTTTCTTCTGGATCGGGTCGTCGGGTTCGGTCGACTGGTCGATCGGCACGAGTTCGAAGTTCGCGGCCCAGAGGGTGTCGGGCATGTCGAGATGGCGGAAGCCGGTCTCGGCGGTCGCATCTTCGACCGAGAGCGTTTCCGTGCCCGGTTCGGACTTCCCCGCCTTGTACTGCTCGTAGAGCGCCTTGCGCTTGGCCGTCTGCGGAACCAGGAGGTCGACATGCAGGTTCTTCGCCTTCAGCTTCATCCGGTACATCGCCGCGGTCTGGACCATCTGCGTGCCGGTGGCCGTTTCCTCGCCACCGGATCCGACGACCGATTCGGAGATGGCGGAGGCGAGCTCGATGTCGGCCTTGATCGCTGCCTCCTCCTGGTAGCCGGAGTTCGGGACTTCACGGAAAGGCATCGGCTGGATCACGTCCTGCGGCGCCATGTTGACCGGGACGAAGAGGCCGGAGCCGGTGACCATGTCGGCCTGGTTGAGCGAGCCCCGCTGGTAGAAGTAGCCGGCGTTCAGCGCCTGGTTGGCCTGGTCGCGGCGCTGACCGCGGAGAGTGTTGAGCTCCCAGAGCAGATGGGCGATCGACTCGATCTCGCCGTTCCCGCAGAACTCCTGCTCGACGATCGTCGGCCGGTAGATATCGAAGGGGAAGTCGCCGTGGAGGAACGGGTTGATGTCCTGCTGCACGAGGATCCCGTTGCGACCGCCGAGCACGGTGTAGACCTCATCGCGGTCGTGGACCTCCCAGATCTCGAAGAGCTCGCCCTTGTCTTCGTAGCCCGCGGCACCGGCGGCCTCCCAGCGGACCGACCAGCCTTCGCTGCGGCGTTTCGTCGTGGCGAGGCTCTTGATCGCCTCGAGATCCAGTTCGGCCCAGCCGCCCTTGCCGCCCTTCGCCCGGATTTCCTTACCTTCCTGCACTTTGCTCGCGACGTAGTTGATGTCGCGCCAGATCCGGTGGATCGCGTAGCGGGAGGTCTGCATGTCGCGGCCGACCGGATCCCAGAAGAAGTCGAAGATGTCGACGGATTCGGAGTTCGGCCCTTCGTAGACGACGATCTCGCCGTCCTCCGCGGCGCCGTAGCCGTCGTCGAGGTTGTGCTTCTGGAGCACCTTGCCGCTGCGGCAGCGTTTTTCCCAGAAGCTCTTGTGGACGCCGAGGCCGTAGCGCAGACCCGAGCGGACCGTTTCCTGCAGGCGGCGCTCGAAGTGCGTTTCCGCGTCGTCGAGTTCGAAGCGCGCCTCGGCCGGCTTCAGCGCCTGCTGGACCTGCGGCGAGAGTTCGCCGGGCCTGGCGCGGTAGCGCGGGGTCTGGGAGATGATCCGCGGGACGTTGGTCTCCATCACCGCGAAGCCGTAGGGCACGAAGAGCTGCTCGCCCCACTTGCGCTTGATCTCGTCGATCACGACGTCCTTGTCGTTCGGCATGTTGGCCTCCTGGTAGGCGGACGACCAGCGGCGGTAGTTGCGGCTGAGGCCGTACCAGGTGCCCCAGCGCGGTTCGAACTGGCGGTGCAGCTGGTCGGATTCGTCGAACCAGCAGTCGACCTTCTGCAGCGTTTCGCGCTGCTCGTCGGTCTGGTCGGCTCGACTGGCGATCGGCACCAAGGCGGTCAGTCGGTGAGCGCGAGGGGCTCAGCTGCGGGCTCGGGAATCTCCTCGAGCTCCTCGGTGGTGGGACCCTGCTCGGGTCCAAGGGTGCTGTAGTCGTCGATCTCCGTCGGCGGTCGGTCGAAGTCCTCCACCGGGATCCCCTGGATCCGCTCGGGCGGCTTCGCGAGCTGCAGCTTCGCATCGCGCGTCTCGTAGAAGATCGTCAGCCCGAGCGTCCGGTATTCGCCGGGTTCGCCGTCGGCGACCGGCAGCCCGTCGCGGCCGACGCGGTCGCGGACCGTCGTCATCGACGCCTGCCCCCCACGCATCATCAGGTAGCTGAGCATGTCGGTGAGAGCGATGATCGTCGGGGCGTCGAAGCGGTCGCCCATCGCGAGCGCGGCGCGGTGCGCGGACTGGTCACCGGCCTCGTAGCCCTCCTGCTCGTTGATCGGCAGCACGATGTCGGCGACCTTGTACTGGCTCATCAGTTGCCTCCTCGGGCGAAGTGGGCGTCCTTCTCGGGGTCCGGCGAGGCGCCGGTGAAGATCGACCGGGCGTGCTCGCGGATCGCGCCCGTCATGTCGTCCTGGTGGGCGCCCATGCAGCGCTTGACGTGGCGCAGGAACGGCCGCAGTTCGCCGGCCGGCATCTCGATGCCGCACATCAGGCACTGGTTGGTCTGCTCGACCGGCGGCGCGGGCCGTGCGGGCGGCAGAGCCGAGGGCGGGAGGTACAGGCCACTGGACACGCGCCGCAGTGTCGCGCAACCACCGGACACCTACGGGCGCCCGGTATATCCCCCGGGGCCGATCAGCTGCCTGCTGGGCGCGCTGAAGACGCCCGCGGTGTCGCCCCCAGCCCCGACGATCGGCGAGAGCCGCGCGACCTCCTGGGCGATCATGAAGGCCATCAGGAGGTCGTCGTACTTGCCCGGCTCGGCCTCCATCGTGCCTTTCTCGGTGCGGGTGTAGGTGCGGATCTCGCCCGCCAGCGCGCGGCTCTTGATGCCGTCCTCCTCGATCCGGATGAGCTCGGCCATCCCGGCGATCAGCAGCGGCTTGGTGCGGGTGTTCGTGTCCCAGCCGAGTCGGTGCTCGACCCGGTCCGACGTCGTCCCGGTCTTCCGCGAGCGGTAGAGGAACGGATAGTGGAAGTCGTTGTAGAGGATCGACAGCGGCGCCATGCCCCACGAGCCGGTGCGCTCGATCGCGACCAGGGCGTTGTTGAAGTACAGGGCACCGAGCAGGATCTCCAGCACCAGCAGCCGCGGTTCGATGCGGCTGCGGTACTCGGCGACCTGCTCGCGGGTGCGGTGGTCGATCACCTGGATCGCGTGGTAGTCGGGCTCCTGGGTGGTCTCGGTCTTGCCGCCGGAGACGTCGACCCCCATCACGTACTCGGATTTCCGCTCGAGCTGGCCTTCGTCGTCCTCGTGCAGCCAGAAGCGCCACGGCGCCGACTGGTCGACGAGGCCTCTCGCCCGGTGCTGCAGCACTGCGCCCTGCGGGACCTCGACCGTGCCCGAGAGCGTCGGTTCGGTCCGCATGTCGACGGGCCGCAGGTCGCCGATGACGGGCCCGGGTAGCTCGGCGGTCGGCGCGCGCGGGTCGGTGATCTCGCACTTCACGAGCAGCTGCGCAGTGCGGTAGCCGTCGAAGACCTTCTGACCGGAGGAGATGAACGCCTCTTCGGCCGAGCTCGGCATCTCCTGGTGGAATTTCCGGATGTCGCCGCCGAATTTGTTCGGGATCACCCGGCGTCGCCAGTTCAGCTGCTCGAGCGTCAGGTCGTAGTTGCGGACGAGGTCGGGCTCTTCCTCGGCGTAGGGGTTGGTCGGGTCGCCGACGATGAAGCGTTCCCGCTCGCCGTCGGAGACGAAGGCCCGCGCGTATTCGTCCTCTTTCCACCACGGCCAGAAGAAGGCGATCCACTCCGAGCGCCCCTCTTCGGCGTCGAGCCAGAGATCCCGGAACTCGTTGAAGCCGTTGGGGGTCGACTCCTGCACGAAGAGCGTCTCGGGGTCGTCGGGGATCGCGCTGGTCAGCGCCGAGAGCTTGTCGGTGATCCGCGTCCAGAAGGCGATCTCGGAGGCGTGGATCATCTGGAAGGTGGCGCCGCGGCCGGCGTCGAACTCGCCGGCGGTGTCGACGGTGTAGCTGGAGTCGGGGAACGCCTCGCCGTGCTGCCAGAGGCCCTCGCCTGCGAAGTGCATGAACTGCTGGCGGCGATGCTGGCCGAGCTTCGGCTTGATCTCCGGGTCGTTGGGCAGTTTCGACCAGCAGGTCTCCGCCATCCGGTAGAGCTTCGCGCCGGTGCCGCGGTTCTGGGCGATCGTCACGGCGTCGTAGCGCTCGCGCAGCGTGCAGCGGTGGATCGCTTTCAGCTGCATGTAGGTCGAGAAGCCCAACTGCCGGGCCTTGAGCACGATCGCCCGCATCGGCAGCCCGGCCGCGCGCTGGGCCTCGAGCTCGGCGTCGAGAGCCAGCTGCCCGGGTTTGGGGACGAACGGCACGACGCGGCGCCGCTTGTCGACGATCTTGGCCTCGACCTTCTCGGCCCAGTAGGGGAAGTCCTCGCGCAGCCGCTCGCGGATCTCGTCTGGTCCGCTCGGGTCGAGGAGGGTCGGCACGGCGGCCAGTGTCGCCTCTGGAGCGGACACCCGGAACGAAAAAGAGGCCGCCCGCGTCCGGTACGACCCCTACCTTCTGTGCCGTGGAAGCTAAGAAGGAGGCCTCAGTGTAGCCGCTACGGGCGACAACGCCCCGCGAACGGCGGCGGGTGTGAGACCCGGCCTGCCAAGGGCAAGGCGGCTCCCTTATCGGAGAGGCATCGCGCGGCCGACGTTTTCGGTGACCGGCGCCCCTATTCCGAGAAGAGTCCCCAGGTCGCCCGGCACGCACCGTCGATCCGTTCAGGAGGCCAGATCCCGTGCACGGCGATCCCGTGGACACCCCGCTCAGGTGGGATGCCCGGGAAGGGGTGAGCTATGGGACGACGAATTCGCAGCTGACCTTCGAGAAGCTCACGGCCACATGGCCGCCGCGCCCGACGCCGAGCTTCTCTCCCCACTGGCATTTGTCCTCTTCGCCTTCCACGTACTGCAGGCGCGGTTCGACTTCGTACCAGTGGACCTCGAGGCAGGTCACCCGTTGTTCATTCACCCGCCGACAGTCGACGCCCCATTCAGCGCATTCCACGTCTTCGAGGCAGCTTTCCTTCGTGTAGCGCCGCGCTTCCTGTTCGGCGACAGGCATCGTGAGCTTGTATTTCCAGGCCGCCGCGCTCGACGCAAAGACCAGCGCCGCCAGCAGGACGGCCGCTACAACCATCTTCCTCACCGCATACCTCCCCAGTCGTTTACGCGAGGAAGCCTAACCGTTCGACCGTCGTCGCTGCGCAGATCTCCTCCGGGGTCATCCGCCGCGCCGCGCCAGTTCCCGCCGTGCCAGATGTTCGGCGTTGCGCCGCGGCATCGTCGCCGACAGCCGCTGGGTCAGCGCCTCGAGATCCCCGGGCGCCGTCCCTTCGGCCGTCCGCAGCCGAGCGACCTCCCGCGATCGCCGCGCCACCGGCTCGGGGTCGACGCAGCACCGAGACCTGACGAACGCCGACAGGCTCAGGCCCTCGGCGTCGGCCCGGACCTGCATGGCCTCAAGCTCCATCGACGAGACCCTCACTTTGAGCCACTCGCTTCGCCGTAGCGCCGCTGGCCGGGGTGGTCTGCCCCTCCTGGTCTTGCTCTCGGATTCCATGCCCGGAGACGCTAGGGGAATGGGCGGACTAAACGTGGGGACGCAAATGGCAAATGCGGGTGTGAGGGTGGGTAGGGAAGTTGATCGCGGGTCCCATCGCGCGCCGCCGGGGGTGGCCGGGGGGTTTTTCGCTCAACCATGCGGTGGGGGGGTGACGATCCAGCCTTTGTGATTGGACGCCGTGGCCCTCCGAACCCACCTACCATGCGGGATTGGCGACCGTCTGCCCACGGGATTGCGCCAGTGCGACGTGATGAGACCGATTCCCAAACACGCGCTGTCACGCACGTGATTCAGCCAAACCTTGCGCTCGCCATCGCCCATCCGTTCGACCCCATCCAACCCGCAAGCTGTCGCCCGAACCGCTGCCCCTACCTTTCAACGCCTCAGCAGGGGTGGTGTGCGGCGGCTAACCGGCGTCTTCGGTGGAGTCGCGGAGCTGATCGGCGGCGACATCGGCACTCGTCTGGAGCATCCCTCGTGCCGCCCAGACGGTCGGCGGTTCGCTTCCGTCCACGCCGCCGCCGGCTCGATGCTGCAGGTAGCGAACCTCGTCCGGTGCGACCACGTCGAGCACGATGCACCAGCCGACGCAGATCTCCCCCTCGTCAAGGTGCTCGCTGATCGCAGTGTGGATCGCGCGCCTTGCCTCGTCGCTCATGCCGCGTCGGCTTTCCGGCCGAGCTCGTCCGCCATCCGCCGTGCCCGCTCGGCCAGCGTCTCGACCGGTGTCGCGGCCTTCTGCTCCCGCTCCTCACGTGCCAAGCGCTCGATGGTCGACTCTTGCGGCTGCGCTTTCGGTCGGGTCCGCTCGTTGGTCCCGATCTGCGACGTCGTCAGCTTGCCCGCTGCCGTGGCCTGCGCGCGCTGCCATCTGCGGGCGATGCCGTGCAAGGTGTCCAGCGTCTTCAGCCGCTCCGGGGTGATGCTGCCGCGCCGCTTGGCTTCATAAGCGGTGACTTCACGGCCGAGCAATCCGACCGCCCGCTCCAGGACGGCGTCGATCGTCTCCGACCGTGCGTCGGGCGTCTGGACGGTGCTGGGCGGCATCCCGTGTTCGTCGCGGTAGGCCTGCCGATAGTTGCGAACCTGCCGCTCACTGATCTCGACTGCGTAGGGCAGCCCGCATTCCTGCTCGGCGAGCCGGCGCCGGATCTCTTTCACGGCCACATGTTGGAAATCGAGCGCGCCGACGATCGCGCGGATGGCCGGGGTATCGTGCTTCTTGGGCATGGCCGCAGTGTCGTATCCAGGGGAGACGGAACGTTGGCGGAAGCGTGGCCGAAAGTCTGTCTCTGCTGGGGACGACAACCGGACAGGACGAGGGCGTATTCCTGTCGCTACAGAAACTCTCAGTTTGAGAGGCGCATCTGCGTTTGCGGTGCAACCATCGCGGATGGTGCTTCCGTCGGCTCAGGCGTTATACGAGAAGCTCTGACGGCTGCTGCCGCTTCACGCGCCTCCCGCCATTCCTGGTCCGTGATGGTGGCGGCCACGCCGTCGAAGATCTCGCGCGCGCCGTCCTCGTCTTCGTGGATGCAGAAGCCACCGCGGCAGAGTCGCCAGCCGCAGCTCGGGCATTCCCAGTTGCGGTCCTTGAAGTCGATCGGCCCGCTCACGATTGCGGCGCCTGGTCCTGCTTGGCTTTCCAGGCTCGCCATTCGGCGCCGATGTTCGCGAAGCGCTCGACCGCCTCGCCGCCGCCGAGCGCGATGCCCAGCCGATCATGGCGTTCTTTCTTCGTCCCCGTGGCCTTGCGACCCTCCTTACCGACGTAGGGGAGCGCCGCGATGCCGTCGATGGCGAGCATCAGCTGCTCCTCCGTGTAGCCCTCGTTGAATCGGGCTTTCACGGCATCGAAACGGTCGGCCGTGTCGCGGGACTTCGGATGGCCGGTCGCCACCTTCCAGTGCTCGATGATCCGCAGGATCTTGCCGCGGTGCGGGTCCTTGCGGCGCTTCTCGTCCTCGTCGCGCTCGATCCGGTCTATGCGGCGGAGCAGTCGCCGGATCTCGGCCTCGAGGTTTTCCACGTCGTTCATCTGGACGAGCTCGCAGCGCGAGCAGCCACGCTCGGCGACCACCTCGCCGTCGCCGTCGATGACTCGCAGCGGAGTGGGTTCGGTGCTCACCACAGCCACCCGTCGCGGATCAGGTTCCCGCGCCGCACCGCCTCTGCCGCGACGTTCATCGAGCGCCTGATCCTGTAGACGGCCTCGGCCTCGCGGACCAGCCGCAGGTAGTCCTCGCGACCGCAGCGCTGCAGGAACGATCGGGTGTCGGCGCCGTCCGGCAGCGTGACGTAGCGCGCGCGGCTGATGTCGCGCATCACGATGTCGGCCAGTTTCCGCCCGGCATCGTCGGCATCGAATGAGAGGTAGATCCGCTCGAAGTCGTCGATCCCCGCGAGCCAACCGGGCTTCCACGCGCTCGCACCGGGAATGCCGAGCGCGACGACGCTGGGGACGAACTCGGCGAGCGCCCACGTGTCCGACTCGCCCTCGGTGAGGATCAGCGCGCGACGATCGGCCTTGCGGAGCTGCCACGCGCCGTAGGGGATCTGCGGCTTCGACTTGCCGATCCAGCGCGAGCGTGCGCCGCCGTCCAGTTCCTCGCCGTCGAACGGGAACAGCTTCGTGCGGTAGTGCGTCCCTTCGCTGTCGAAGTACGGCACCCGCCAGCCCGCCACGCCGCTGATGACGTTGAAGGAGTCGAGGATGCTCGGGTCGATGCCTTTGAGGGTCGGCTCGGCGACCGTCGCGGCGCTCACGGGATCTTCCCTTCGGCGCGTTCTTGTTCGCGCTGGGCGATCTTCGCGGCAACTCGCTCGGCGTGGCGTTTGTGCCTGGCACGCGCCTGCCCGCGACCGACATCGGTCAGGGCCTCGTCGAACTCCGCTATCTCCGCCGGGTGTCGGTAGGAACTACGGCCGCCACCGACTGAGCGCTGGCCCTCCTTGAAGCCGCTCATGCGCCGCCCACGTCGTCCATCGCGCGGGCCAACTGCTCCTTGTCCGCGGCCGTGAGCGGCACGCCGGCGATTTCCCGTTTGCGCCGGGAGATCCAGGCGCGCATTTCGGGACTCAGGGACGATTTGACAGGGACGTACGCCTCGCGCCTCCGGGCGTTTTCCCGAGCGCGATATCTCGGCTCTGCCTCGGGGTTGCACCAGCGGTAGACCTGGCCTTCGTTCACACCGAGATGTCGAGCGATCGGGTGATATCCCCAGCCCTGCGCGCGAAGCGCGAGGACCGCATCCTTCTTCGAAGGGACGACCGAGGCGTCCTGCTCGTCTTGGATGAACTGAGGCCGCTCGACGGACGGCAGCGGCGCGCTCACTCGCCCTCCAGCAGTGAGACCGTATTCAGCAGCAGTTGCCTGATTTCGTCGCCGTAGCCGAAGCGCTTGGCGTTGACGAGGATCGAGCGGCGAATGTCGCCGTCGTCGTGCCGCTTGGTCGCCGCCTGCCAGTCACAGAGCATCTCCGTCAGCTGGACGAGGTCCATCGCCACGACGCCGGTCAGTGGTGCACGGTCGGTCCTCGATGACGGCTCGCCGGTGACCGGCGTCTCATCGACAAAGTGCTCCGGATGGTGGTCGTTGTAGGCGTAGTGGTGCTTGAGCGCCGGGCCCATGTCGGCCAGGCACGCCTTGTACTCCGGGCTGCCGTAGGTCATCGACCGCAGCCGCTCGGTGACGCTGTCGAAGGTGGCGAGCTCCGGTTCGTGGAGCTTGGACTCGTCATGGATGGCCGCCCGCCGCATCAGCGACTTGATGACGATCCGCAGGTTCGAGCGCACCTGATCGATGTGCGCCCGCGTGTCGGGCTTGGAGTCGTAGCCGCTCATGCTGAGGCCGCCTCTTCCGCCTCGATCCCCTGCTGACAGAGATCGCAGACGTCGCCGAAGGTCCCATGCGCGGAGCACTCAGAGCACCAGTCCGCATCGCCTCGTTCGGCGTCGTCGGAGTCCGTGACCCGGTGAAGTTCGCGGGGGAACTTGGTCGCTTCGTTTTCATCACGCTTCCTCAGCGCCGCATCGAGATCTGCGGTGTGCCACAGATCGACCTCTCGACCGGGTTCGATGCGGGACAGCACGTACCGCTGAGGCGTCTTCGCATTCGCTCTCGCGGCCATCAAGCGGCCTTCCGGACGGTTGCGAAGCGATCGACCGCCGCGGCCTCACCGAGAACGGGTACGAGGATCGACGGGACGCTCCCCGAGATCCGACAGTCGCCGATCGTCTCGCGGAACCAGTGCTCGCCGTCGTCGCGGGTGACGGACATCGGGTCGATGCACTGACGGCCCGCGAATCCCTCGCCGCCGATGATGCCGACACGGTGCTTGTCGAAGGCCGCCGTGCTGGCGAAGTGACGCCCGCACGTTCTGCAGTGGTTCGTGCAGGTCTTCGTCTTGTGGCGGGTCATCGTTCGGCCGCCGCCCGCTCGCCGGCCTTGACCGCCGCGCGGATGAAGAGCTCGTCCGACCAGCTGTAGCGGAAGCGCGGCCGATAGCCGACGATGCCCTTCGGCCGCGCCGTCTTCGCGCCGCCGCGGCCCTTGGACAGCTTGCGTAGGTATTTCATCTTTCGCATCTCCTTCGGTGTGGATGGTCTAGAGCAGACACTCGGGTCACGGCTCGATCTGGGCGTGGCAACAGGGACAGGTGCCGTCGGCTTCGAGGACCTGCAGCCACTCGCCGCACTCGGGGCAGTCTTCGGGGATGTCGGGGGCCCAGAGGTCGGGCGGCTCGACCTTCCCGGCGTCTAGGTAGGCCACGCTTCGTCCTCGATCTGGGCGCGGGGGCGCGCCGGGTGGCGGATCTTGCGACCGCGCTTCCGATAGAAGCCGTCGTTCGTGGCCTTCAGCGGGCGCTTCTTCTTCGGGCGCCGCAGACCGTCGACCTCACGGTTGACGACCGTCGTCACCCTGCGGCCGTGGACGACCGCGACGCAGTCGGGTGCGATCGCGAGCCAGTGATCGGCCGGTCCGATGCCGCGGTACCAGTCCGGCTTCAGGATCGGCGCGGCGAGCTCGAGCAGCGCGGTGAGCTCCTGCTCGGCCTGCAACCGTCCGAGATGCGGCTTCACCCGAGAGACGTAGCGATCGACCGCGTGGTGCGTGACGATGTAGCCGCTCACCGCGTCACGCTCACTATCCGCACGACCGTCCGCGGCTGCTCCTCGGGCTCGGTCGTGTAGACCTTTTCGAGCGGCTCGAGCAACCGGACGACCTGGTCGTCGTCGGGCATCAGGCCGCCGAGCACCATGCCGTCCTCCACGAGTTTCAGCAGGTTCGAGAGGTCGGGCTTGCCGGTCGGCTCGGCGTCGACGAACTGGGGCTTGATCGTCCGCGAGTTCCTACCGCTGCCGTAGTGACCTTTCGGGCGTTTGCAGAAGAAGACCACGCTGATCGCGAGCGGTTCGCCGACGAGGAACCGCTCGCCGCCGGCAGCGAGCACGTCTTCCACCGCCTTGATGACGCGGCCGGTCGCCTCGACCTGCCGGGAGGCGATGAAGCGGTTGCCCGTCTTCGGGTTCGTCTGCTTCGCCGCCCAGGGGACCGGAGGACCGGGGATCTCGAGCCAGTGCTCTCCCGGTGTCGGGTCCAGACCAGACACACCGGCGAAAAAAGGGGCGCCGAGGGTCATCGGCTTCATCTGCTCCACGCTTTCAGTGAGGTAGTCATGCTGGTTGCTCCGGGTCGTCCTCGTAATCGGGGTTCAGGGCGTACGAAGCGGCGGCTTCAAGCTGCTCCTCGGTGAGGTGCGGGCCGGGGCCGTAGCCGCGCGTGGCGGGACCGAGGGAGGCTGAGCGGATGCTGCCCCAGACCTCGATCACGTCGCCCTCCTTCTCGCCGCTGATCTCCGTCCGCAGCTTCACGATCCCCGGTTCTCCCAGGCAGTTGAGGATGAACTCCGACTCTGAATCCCATTCGCTCCGGTAGGGCGCGAGGAAGCCTCCCTCCAGCATGTCCGCCGTGTAGAAGGCAGGCAGCTCGATCGTCAGGAAAACGTGCGTCGGAATCTCCTTGTCGCTCACTACCTACCTACCTTCCTCTTCGAGTTCCTCGGTTTGCTCGGCTTTGATGACGATGCAGTGAGAGAGCGGCCGGACTTCTTCGCGGCGATAGCGACAGCGCACCGAGAGACGGCGGCACTCCGCTTTGGTCAGCATGCAGCTATGGACGCAGCCGCAGAAATGGGCGTTCACGGGATGACGGGTCGTGCGCTTCCGCTGCTTGGCCTCGGTCGCTTCTTCGTATTCCGCCTGCGAAACGATCACGTCGTCGCCTCCTCTTCGAGTTCCTTTGCCATCTTGTAGAGCTTCTGATCCTCGCGATAGAACGCTCCGTAGATGCCGACCTTCGATGCCTCGTCATCGCCCTGCCAGAGATCCTTGTGGGCTTTCACGGCAGCGAGTAGACGGTTACGCTCACCCCGCAGCCGCACCACCTCTCTGACCAATTGCATCTTCGTGGCCTTTTTC